ATCTGATACCAGTTCCACGCCGTCAAAGTTGATAATGATAAATTCGGCGTTGCCTTTGATGATTGCGCGGCGCTTGTCCTTGGCACCGTATGCGATGTCAACAGACCGGTGCATGGCAAGCTTAAACAAGTCAGCGCGCCACGCCGAATCCATGATAGATAGGGGGCAGATCACCAGTACACGCTTGATTCGGCGTTGCTTGAGCAGGTAGTCAGCCGCCCATATTACAGAGCCAGTCTTACCCGTACCCTGCTCGTTAAAACAAAATGCGCGTTGGTTTAGGGTAAGGAACGCAGAGGTGGCCTTCTGGTGGTCAAATGGTTTGTACTGGCCGGGCCAGTCGTACGTCCCAAGGATGGGGGAGGGTATGCCACGAATCTTCAGGTTACGTAGCACCTTGGCTTCATCTAAGCCCCACTTAACAAGTACTTTGTTATTGGGTAGTTCTTTGCTTTTTGGTATCACCGTGGTCACTCTTTGTGGGTGACGCAACGTAAGCAACAGTGCCTTGTTATTGATTATTTCCACTTCGCGCTTTCGTTTTTGTAAAGCCCAGTAGGTAGGAAGCGGTGTGCGTCCTACCTACATATATCTATTAGTGTGTCAGTTCCCAACGGGAGACCATATAACATTTCGTTGTGCTGACTGGTGTAGTTTAAAGGGTAAAAAACGTAACGCCCCGGTCGCCCCACCCACACCTTACGGGCGACCTATTTCCAATACTCTAGTTCAAGACTAGATGCACGTCAAGCGGGTTCCTTCCCGTTGCGGCTACGATTTTTTGCTTGGCTGACAACGCGTACACCGTCTTTGTTACTGCCGCCCTTGGACAGTAGTTTTAGGTGGTCAATGTCTTTGCCTTCGCGCTTATCAGCCTTACCGTTACCGTTGGCGTCCTTGCCTTCTTTATCCATCTTACGACGGGCGCGTTGGCGCTCCATGCGGGCCTCAAACGTAGGGCTACCTACAGGTGCGTTGACCTGTTTCTTGCGGTCTTTGGGGTTCTTGTATGGCATATCAACTCCTTCCGTTGTGCGGGCAACTTAGCACCACGCAGTGTTTCTTACATAGTCCTGATGGGTTGGGGTTCCACACGTCGGTCTCGTATGCACGGCGCATGCGTCCATGGTCGCGTAACCACTTCTCCCACATCTTTGGTTCGTCATCCTTAGAGTATGCCGCTTTTGGGAACGCTTTGGCAATAACAAAAAGCAATGCGCCCTTCACGTTCGTAACCTCTGGGAAGTGTTTGAAGATAGCCAACGCCATCAATTCTAACTGCCCCCTGTCAGCGTACTTAGCGGACTTGCCCGTTTTGTAATCAACTACCCGCGCCGTGCCACCATCTTCTAATATGATTAGGTCGGCGATACCACGCCACCACACGTTGGGATCTTTAAACCCGCACGGTTCTAAGTTCTCGGTAAGCCCCATCTCGTACTCACACAGCTTCCTGCCGGGGCGGTTCTTCAGGCTGTCAAGCACCCCTTTTGAGAACGCAAACTGCGGTGGTAATGGTGTGTTGTCCCTAATGTAGTGTTCTGCGGCCTCGTGATATGCAGTACCGTATAACAAGTGCTCAGCACCTTGGTCTTCTTTGCAGTCCTTCGCAACCTTTAGGTGGTAGAACTTTCTAGGGCACTGCTCAAACGTTTTGATAGACGAGAACGACCACGCAGGGACTTTAACCATTAACAATCTCCATAAGATTTACCGGCACCAGACTCGCAATTGACGGGCAGTCCTTCCGCCCATGCGGGTACCCAGCGCATGCATTTCTCTACGTAAGCCTGTGCGTCCTCGGCTTCGGCGTCGCGTACACATACAGCAATCGCGTCATGTACAGTTAGCACAACCTTGTACTTCTTGGCTATCTGCAACATCTGTTCAGCAATGATACACCGAGCAATGGCTTGGCAGACGTTCTCAATCACTTTCCCACCATAAATTTTTGTACGCCCACGGCGGGTTCTATAGTGAAACTGTACGCCTTTCTCATTCTGCTCAAACTGCAAGTCGTCGTATCGCATGAGTAACCCACTGGGTAGTTTGATCGCCGAATCTTTTGGCATAACTTGAACGACCCCTACCTTCCCAAGCGGCGCTACCTCACCCCGTGACAAGTTAGTGAGCATGACCTGCGCTTGCCGCCACAGTTTTACAATCGCGTCGTTCGTGCGTCGGTAGATGTCGATGATGCGTTTGGCTTCGTTTAACCCCACATCCACGCCCATGTTTTTTAACTGCACTTGAAACTTCAACGCGCCCATGCCGTACCCCGCACCAAGGATTGTAGTTTTACCCACAAACCGTTGGCTCTTATCTATGTCGGATTCGGCGATGCCATAGATAGCTGATGCCATCTTCTTGTACACGTCTTCCCGGTTAGCGAACGCTTCGACCAAATCGTCCTGCCCCGCCAACCACGCCAACACACGTGCTTCGATCTGTGAGGAATCCGCATCAATGATAGTGTAGCCTTTGGGCGCAACCATAGCCTTTTTCAACTGGTTGCCGTTAGCGCCACGGCTAGGTAAGTTTTGCAGGTTGATCTTATCGTCCCCACCGAACCGTCCAGTGTGTGCGGCGTAGTAGCGGATGGGTACGGGTAAGTTACCACGCGATGCGATGTCGATGAACCGTTGTGTGCGTGTCTCTTCAAGCGTTGACTTGTTACCCAGACGTGCCGCTACTAACGCCTGCACTCGGTCGTCAGGGTGGTCAGCCAGTGCTAAGAACTCTTGGTCAGTCTTAGAGAACGCATACGTTGACTTGTTTGTAGTCGGGCTTATCTTCATAGGCGGTACCACGCCCAAGCCGCACAGTAGTTCGGCGAACTTGTTGCTACTCATCAAGTCAGACTTGTCCGCGCTCGATGCCGCCAGTAGTTCTCCTTTAGTTGCTTTGATCTGCTCTAGGTGGCGCTCTAACAACTGCACATCTAACTCAAGTCGTGGCTCTATAAACATACGTAGCGTCATATCAATGATCTTCAACTCTTGTTTGGGAAACTTACGTGCGAGGCGGCTAAACAACTTATACGTTAACTCCACGTCGTTGATGCAATAGTCGCCGTAACGCGCTAACTCGCTTTCGCTAAAGTCTAGTCGTCCCTTACCGAGGGCGTTGAGTACTTCCGTGCCTTTCTCCCCAAGGCTGTATCGCTCAGCCAAAGCTTTAAGAGAACCCCCAACTTCCACGCCGTGTATGGCACGCCCCATACAAAGAGTATCAAGCCAAGCCCGAGGGTTAACACCGAAACGCCAACTAAGGATAGCCCCGTCAAAAAGGGTGTTGTGCGCCAAGACGAGAGACTCAGACCATTTAAACGATCCTTGGAGCCATTGTTTGATTTGTTCATGTGTTCCACTTGCCCACTCCGTTCCTTCGTTGTTAACTTTCACACTCACGCCGATAACCTCGAATCGGTCGCTTCGTATGTACTCTTCTGTGGTTAGCTTTGTCAAGCTAAAGTCACGGTCGTAGTACGTCTCAAAATCAATCGTTATTATGTCCATCATCTACCCTTCGTTTTGTTCACTCGCCCACGAGACTTTATTCCCATACCCGCCATAGCTTTGGTTTTCCATTTATCGTTACGCGACTTCTCTGGCTCTGGAGTAGCATCCGTAGTTGGTTTCGGCGCTTTGGATATAAGTTCTAACAGACGGGCGGTTTCTCGCTCTGACTTGGTGTTGCCTACGTTTGCTCCCATCACCATTCTCCGTTAACTTCTTTTAGTTTCTGCATGTAGTGCTTGGCTTTGTCTGCGTCAGGACTGTCTTTCTTGCCTTGGCGCAGGCTGTACTTGATGATGTTGCCCTTCAAGAACCCGACAAACTCGGCGTGTGTCAGCACGGCCTCCATCACCGCCCACGGCTGTATTGCCATGTCTTTGTAGTGTGAGCCCCCATGCTGTATATCATCGGCGCTTGTATCGTTGGCGCCACGGTATAAGGCGTCAGTAAGAATCTTTGTCGTCATGTTCTGTTACTCCTTTTGGTTCTAACGCCAACAAAGTCTTGGCGTATATGTGTTGTAGTGTGTGGCGCAGGTGCAAGGTCTCATCCATCGTCGCGCTTAGTTGTCGGCGTAGCGCGGCGTTCTCGCGTTGTAAGTCGCCCAGTTGGAAATCCAACTCTCTTTCCACATCAGTCATTTTGTTTCTCCTTTGGTGATAAGTGTTCAAGATGATTCTGTACCTTCCAGTTCATCGCGTCTGCATACCCACGCTCATACTCTTTGCGTAGCAGTTCTTCGGGCTCCCACGGTAAGGGTGTACCCGCGTGTTTGTATGCTTCGGCGCGCCACATAGCCGCGCTCAGTTTGTATCGTTCGCAGTCGTTGCAAGTCATTTC